TCCCATTCAGAGATTTTTTTCTGATGACCGAGAATTCCGAACCGACGGATCTCTTCGGCGAACCTATGCGGCAATTGCCGGACAGGCGGGGTCGGCGGAAACTGCGGTTTCCTCAGGAAGTCTATGAAAGGGTTGAGTTTCTAGCGGCCATTCCGACGTCGCAGGAAGACATCGCCATCATCATCGGCGTCAGCGTCCCGTCTCTGCGGAAATATTTTCGACCGGAGTTGAGTGGGACCAGATCGCTCTCGACGGAGCGGGCGGGGGCGCTGGTCATGCTCCGCGATGCGGCGGCCAAGGGAAACGTCTCGGCGATCAAGGCGCTGCTGGCTGAGATCGACAAGCGCGAGGCGTCGGCCAATTTTCGACGTCCGGATCGTCCAGCCGAAACGTCGCGCCCCGAGGCGCCCGGCAAGAAGGCGGTCGCCCGCGCCGACGCCGCGGCGGTCATCGCCGCCGATGACAAGTTCGCCCCACGAGGCGCCGTCCGACTCGCCACGGCCAACGGTGAGGCGGTGGCCTCCGCCCCCGCCGACTGATGCCGACCTGGTCAACCGCCTGCCCCGACTGGCGCGAGCGTATCGTCCAGGGCAAGTCCCTGCTGCCCTGCCCGCCGCTGTTCCCTGATGAGGCCGCCGCCGCCCTCGACGTCTTCCGCGACCTCACCATCGCCGACGTGCTAGGCAAGCCCACCTTCGGCGAGATCAGCCGCGACTGGGTGTTCGACCTGCCCTCGGCCGTCTTCGGCGCCTATAACCCGGTCAGCAAGCGCCGGGAGATCAATGAATTCTTCGAGCTGATCGGCAAGAAGAACGCTAAGTCCACCCGCGCCGCCGGCATCATGATCACCGAGCTCGTGCGCAACGAACGCCAGGGCGCGGAATTCCTGATCCTCGCGCCCACCATCGAGATCGCCAAGAACGCCGCCGACCCGGCCATGGACATGGTCGCCGAACATCCGGAGCTGCGCCGCTTCCTCAAGCCCGTCGCGCACCAGCGGATGATCGAGCACCGCATCACCGGCGCCCAGCTCAAGATCATCGCCGCCTCGCCCGAGACCGTCGCCGGCACAAAGGCCACCGGCGTCCTGATCGACGAGCTGTGGCTGTTCGGCAAGATGGCCAAGGCCAAGAACATGCTGCTGGAAGCCACCGGCGGGCTCTACAGCCGCCCGGAAGGCTTCGTTATCGCTCTTTCGACCCAGAGCGACGAGCCGCCCACCGGCGTCTTCCTGGACTGGCTGCGCCGCTATCGCGACATCCGCGATGGCAAGCTTTACGACCCCTACAAGCTGGGCATGCTCTACGAGTTCCCGGAGGAGATGATCAAGGCCGGCGCCTACAAGCTGCCGGCCAACTTCCACGTCCCCAACCCCAACTACGGCGCGTCGGTGGACCCGCAGCGCCTGCTGGCCAAGTTCGAGGAAGCCACCCGCGAAGGCCAGAAGGCCCTGGTGGGGTTCTTCGCCAAACATCTCAACGTCGAGCCCGGCATGGGCGGTCGGTCCGATGGGTGGCCTGGCGCAGACTTCTGGAAGCGCCGGGCGATCAGGCTCACCCTTGACCGCCTGATCGAGCGCAGCGAGGTTATCGTGGTCGGCATCGACGGCGGCGGCCTGGACGACCTGTTCGGCCTCACTATCGTCGGCCGCGAGGCCATCGAAATCGAGGTGGTGGCGGATGCCGCGGCGCAAGATGCGCCAGATGCTTCTGGGACGCCTGTCGCCGGCAAGAAGAAGGTCAAACGCTGGCTATCGTGGAGCCACGCCTGGGCACACCGGATCATCCTCGACCGACGCAAATCGATCGCCACCAAGCTCGAAGAGTTGGAAGAGGCGGGTGAACTAACCTTCGTCGGCAGCGCTGAGGATGTGGCTTTCACAGCCGACGCGGAGGACGATGACCTCGCCGGCAACGAAACCCTGATCGCCGATCTAGACCTGGACGAGATCATCGAGATCATCGTCAGGATCCGCGACGCCGGCCTGCTCTACTGCGTCGCGGTCGACCCGGCCGGCCTCGGCGAGCTGATCGACGCCCTCGATGCTGTCGATATCAAAGAGCAGAACAAGGAAGACGGCTGCAACTTCGTCGCCGGCGTCAGCCAGGGCTACGCCCTGATGAACGCCATCAAGACGGCGGAGCGCAAGCTAGCCAACGGAGCCCTCCTCCACGCCAGCCAGGCGCTGATGGATTGGTGCGTCGCCAACCTGAAGATCGAGCCGACCGCCACGGCGATCCGCGCCACCAAGCAGAACGCCGGCGACGCCAAGATCGACCCGGCCATGGCGCTGTTCAACGCCGTGACGGTCATGTCCACCAACCCCGAGGCCCAGCGCTCCGTATACGAGGAGCGCGGCCTGCTGGTGTTCTAGAGGGATCCTCGAATGACCCGTGGCGCCGTCGTTGTCCTCGACCCCGAACTGTTCGTCTTGGCAGTCGGTCTGATCAAGGACCATGGTCTGCAGATCAAAAACTCGCTCGATGGCCGGGACCGTGGCTTCGGCGGAAAAGTGGTCCTTGTGATCGCTGGCGACCGACTTCCTGAAGAATGCGAATCCGTCTCACCCCCTCATGTGGTGAAGTTCCTAGTCACGGACGAGCACTATGGGTCTCAGCACTTGACCCGCATCACTGATATCTCGGTCGACGTCGCGGCGACTGAACGGTTCATCTCCATGGCTGCCGCCATCTGATGACCGCCGCCCCTGCGCGAACCGGGTTCGCTGATCGCATCCTCGGTCTGGCGGTCGATGTCGCCATCCCGGCGGGCGCGTTGCTGATCACCTTCGGCGTCTGGCAGTTGAACCATCCGGCGGCCTTCATCGTCGGCGGCGCCTTCCTGCTGGCCGGCGGCTGGATCGCGGCGCGGAAAGGCGCGTAATGAGCTTCTTCAGCCGCATTGCCGCGCCGAGCCACGAGCGCGCCAGCGCCGGCGTGCCGTCCTATGGCATGATCCCGCCGCTCGGCTCGGTCCAGTCGGCCTCCGGCGCGATGATCAGCCAGGCCACGGCCATGACGGTGTCGTCCGTCTACGGCTGCGTCACTCGCCTCGCCACCGACCTGGCCCGCTGCACGCCCTACCTCTACCGCCGCAACAGCAACGGCACCGAAACCCGCGAGGACGACCATCCGCTCTATGAGCTGTTCGAGCGCCCGAACCCGCAGCAGGACTGGTTCGAGTTCGCCTTCCAATACTGGGTCGGCTACCTGCTGCGCGGCAACGCCTATGCGCCGATCCAGCGCGACAGCCGTGGCGATCCCACCGCGCTGATCCCGGTCAATCCGGATGCGGCAATGGTGCTGGAAGCGTCGAACGGCGACGTCTTCGTCAACATGAACCGCATCGGGCTTTGGCAGATGGCCATGCTGCGAGACTTCCCGACCGCGATCCCGTCGGAAGATGTCTTCCACCTGCGCGGTCTGACCTTCAATTCCCTGGTCGGCGTCTCCACCATCGGCCTGGCCCGCGACGCCATCGGCCTGTCGATGGCGCTCGAACAGCAGGCCAGCCGCTGGATCGCCAACGGCGCCCGCCCCTCGACCTGGCTGAAGTCCGCCAAGCGCGTCAGCGACGATGCCGCCCGCCGCCTGAAGACCCAGTTCGACGACCTGCACGCCGGCTACCAGAACACCGGCAAGACCGTCCTGCTGGAAGACGGCATCGAACCGGTCGCCCTGCAGCTGACCTCGGTCGACCTGCAGTTCATCGCCCAGCGCCAATGGCAGCCCGAGGATGTCTGCCGCTTCTTTGGCGTGCCGCCGCACAAGATCGGCCTCTATGCCGACAAGCGCAGCGACCCGCAGCCGAACGTGGCCCAGGACCAGGACTATGTGAATTCGGCTGTCACCTGGCGCGCCCACGCCCTCGAAAAGCGCTTTGCCTGGACCTTCGGCCTGGACAAGGACGCCAAGGGTCGCCGCCTGCCGCGCGATGAGCAGCTGCGCCTCAAGCACGACCTGGGGGAACTCCTGCGCGCCGACCTGATGACCCAGGCCAACGTCGACCGCATCGACGTTTTGACCGGGATCAGGACCCAGGACGAGGCGCGCGCCGGGCGCGGCCTTGCCCCGAAGGGCGGCGATGCCGACAAGCTGATGCGGCCTACCAACATGGCCTCGGAAGGCTCCGCCACCTCGGGCCAAGCGCCCGATGGCGCGGGCCGTCCCATTGACGGCACGGTCGGCGTCGGCGGCGCGGGCACGGGCGGCACGGCCGCCACCGACCAGACTACGGCCGATGAGCCTTCGCAGAACTGAGGACAACACCATGGCCAGCAAGCCCACGGCCGCCCCGGCCAAAGCCAAGACCGCCAAAGCCGCCCCGAAAGCGGCCAAGGCCAACCCCACCGCCGCTCCAGCGCCCGCCGCCGCACAAGCGACCGGCGCTTCGCACCCCGACCCGCTCCACGCCGCCTTGGCCATCCTCGCCCCGCTCTGCGACGCGCATGGCGCGCGGTTGGAGCCTCCCAAGACCTTCATGGTGATCGGCGCCCGCATGCTCGGCGGTTTCGCCCACGCCCATCACCCCGTCTCGGTCGAGCGCTTTGTCGAAGCCGCTCGCGCCACCATGGGCGTCCGGGATGTGCAGGTGATGTCCACCGGCATCCGCCTCGAAGTCGTCGTTCCGGCGCCCGACGCCTGACCACCAGATTTGCTGCTTTCGCCCCGGCGCAGTCCGGACCTAGGCCGACAAGCAGACCCTCCCGTCGAGATTGGCGCGCCGGGAGTAGCTGAAGCCAGCCTTGCGGCGAAGTGAGCTACGGCCCGCGTCCTGAGGTAACCCGCGCGATCCCCGACCGGGGGCGGACGCAACGCCGAGACCTCCGCTCGGACGGCGCGGGCTGAAATTCTTGAAGAGGGCTGACCGATGACCATGCAGCGCAAGATCGTCCGCGCCCTGATCACCCCGGTCGGGGACGACGAGGTCGACGTGGTCATGTCCACCGCCGCCCTGGCCCGCGACGGCCACATCCTGCTGCCGCAGGGCTGCGTCCTCGACAACTACCGCGCCAACCCCATCGTGCTCTGGAGCCACAATCCGGATCATCCGATCGGCAATGCGGAAAACATCGTCGTCAGCGCCGACAACATCACCGCCCGCGCCCGCTTCGCCCAGCTGGGCATTTCGCGGAAGGCCGACGAAATCCGGGGCTTGGCCAAGACTGGCGTCATCCGCGCCGTCTCCGTCGGGTTCGACGCTCTGGAGATGGAGCCGCTTAATCCCAAGAAGCCACACGGTGGCCAGCGGATCACCGCCTGGGAGCTGATGGAGTTCTCCTTCGTCAGCGTCCCCGCCGATCCCGGCGCCGTGGTGACCGCGCGCCAGCTTGAAGACATCACCGGAGACCTGCCCGTGACCGTGAAGCCAGAAATCGCCGCCTCCACGGCCGCCTCCACGGCCGCCGCTACCCCGAAGCCCCGCAAGCGCCGCGCGAACCCGGTTCGCAACCAAGGGCCAATCCAGTTCAAGCGCGGCCTCTATCAGGTCGCCAACCTGCTCTATCTGGTCGAGGAACTCGGCTGGCACGTCGACATGGCCAAGTATGAGGCCGCCATCGAGGGCGACGGCAGCGCCGTCCCCGGCATGCTTGCTGGCGTCCTGCAGGACCTGGTCGACGCCCTCATGGCCATGACCACGGAAGAATTATCCGAGTTCATGGCCGGCTACGACGTCGAGGTCGAAGCCGAAGACGAGGTCGACGACAGTGTCGTGCTCACGGTTGAGGCGCGCGCCCACATCGCCGCCGCCCCCACGCCCGCCGTCCGCGCCTTCCGCCGCGGACTGGCCCACGCCAAGCTCCGCGCCGGCAAGACCCTGTCGGATGAAACCGTGCGCTGCCTGAAGGAAGCCGCCGCCCTGCACGAAGACGGCATGGCCGAAATCCGCAGCGGCCTGGCCAAGCACAAAAAGGGCGTCGCCGCCGTCAACGACCTGATGGATCGCGCTGGCGTGGCCGATCAGGAGGACAATGCGGCGGAGGCCAACGAGAACGCCGACCCCAGCGGCGAGCCCGAGGGTGAAGCCCGCATGAGCGCCGACTTCCGCCGTCGCGAGGCCGAGTTCTTGGGCCTGGCGCATACGCACTGACACCGAATTTCGATCCCCACGCCCAGGCGCGGGTAGCGAAACGCCCTATCGGCCCTTGGGCAAGGCTGCCGGCCCGCTGTGAAGCGCGCCACTCCCTTTGAAGGATCGCCCCATGCTCGCCGAGCTGCTGAAGAAGCGTGCGGCCGCCTATGACACGTTCAAGGCGCTCGCTGAAAAACCCACCCTCACCGAAACCGAAACCGCCGACTATGGCGCGCGCAAAAAGGACGTCGAAGATATCGACGGCCAGATCGTGCGTTTCAAGGAGGCCCAGGCCCTAAGCGCCGAGACCGCCCTCCCGGTCGCGGGACAGGAAAACGCCCACGACCCGATCCAGGTCCGCGAACTCGATCCCTACACCAACGAAGCCGACGCCAAGGCCATGGGCTTCGGCACCCACAAGGGCCTCCGCGCCGTCGCCTGCGCCAAGCTATTCGACGCGGCCGGCAAGAACCCTCAAGCCGCACGAGCCCTGGCCGTCGATATTCACGGTGAGCGCCATTCGATCACACGCGCCTTCGAGGCCGGTCGCCGCCCGGGATCGCGAGCCCTCGTCGTGTCGGTTGGCGCGTCCGGCGGTTTCGCCGTGCAACCGGACTTCGCTGGCGAGATCATCGAGCTGCTGCGCCCGAAAGCCGTTGTCCGCAAGGCCGGCCCGCGCAACATGCCGATGCCGCGGGGCAGCATGGTGATGCCGGGCCAGAACACGGCCGCGACCGCAAACTACGGCGGAGAATCGACCAAGGCGTCGTCCAGCCAGCCGTCGCTGAACCAGAAGACCGCGACCTACAAGAAGTTGACGGCCCTCGTGCCGGTATCCAACGACATGATGCGCTATTCCGACCCGGCCGCCGACGCCTTCGTGCGCGACGACTTGGTCAAGGTCATGGCGCTTCGCGAGGACAAAGGCTTCCTGTTCGACGACGGCACCAGCGACACGGTGGTCGGCATGCTCGCCTGCGCCAATCGCTGGGTTGGCGAAAACGACGGCACGATGGGAGCTTGGTCGACCTCGGCCAACTCCGTCATGGCCGCGAATGCCGCCGACCCGGCTAACAGCACCGGGGGCAACTTCATCACCTCCAATGCCAGCCCCACCCTGGCCACCGTGCAGGCGGAACTTGGCGGCGCGGCCAACCGTCTCGATACCGCCAACGTGGACGAGGACAAGCGCGTCTGGTTCGTCCACCCGCGCATCAGGAACTTTCTCTACGACCTTACGAATAGCTTGGGCGAGTATGTCTTCCGCGACGAGCTGAACGACGGTGTCCTGCGGAACTATCCGCTGATGACCACCACCCAAATCCCGACCAACTACTACAACGGCAACGGGTCGGCGACGAACTGCTCCTTCATCTTCCTGGCGGAGATGGACGAGGTCATCATCCTCGACTCGATGCAGCTGGAGTTGGCGGTGTCCCGCGAGGGCACCTACGTCGATGCCGGCGGCACGACGGTGTCCGCCTTCCAGAGCGACCAGACCATCATCCGCGCGATCGCCGAGCACGACTTCCAAATGCGCCACGACCAGTCCGTGGCGATCATCCAGGGCGTCACCTGGTCGCCGGACATCCTCTAAGCCCGCGCTATCGCTCGCTTGCGCTCGCGGTTTGAGCGCGAGCGAGCGGTTCCATCGCCTGCGCCGGCCTCCCGTTCACCTCCCAAAGGACTCTCCTCATGACCCCCTCGTTCCAGCACAACGTCGGCGCCTATGTCGCGCCGGTGACCAGCGTCTTCCCGCAAAGCTCCGCCGCCGCGACCATCAATGGCGCATCCGTCAGGCGGTCGGCGCACAACATGCCGCTGTCCTGCCTCCTGCACCAGGTGGTCGGCGCGGTCGGCGGCGCGCCCTCGGCGTCCAGCGTGCAGACCACCCTGCAGCACTCGCCGGACAACGCCACCTGGACCAACTACATCCCCGATGGCGCGAGCTCGGTGGCACAGACCCCGGCGATCACGGCGGCCAATCTCGGTTCGGGCGCCGCCGTCGATCTGTCGGGCGCCTTTGACTACATCCGCGCGGTCACGGTCATCACCTTCACCGGGGGCACGAGCCCCACGGCGCAGGTCTATTCCGACATCATCCTCGGCGGCGAGGCGGTCCTGCCGGCGATCTAACCTGGTCGGGTCTCAGTATCTGATTGGCCGCCACGGGATCGCGACTGACATCGCCGCCCTCGCTCCCGTGGTGGGCGCCATCACCCGAACCGTCACGCGAAGGATCCGCCCCAATGAAACACATCACCTTCGCGCAGACGACGGGCGAATTCCGCGCCGGCGACAAGCGGGTTGTCCCCGACGAGGTCGCCGCCAAGCTTCCCAAGGACGCCGTGCTCGCCAGCGAGACCTGGCCCGCGCCGCCGGCGAGGAAGCCGAAACGCGCGGTGCTGAATATCCAGCGCCCCGGCGCCCCGGACCTGCTGAGCGAGAAATAACCATGGCCAACCGCCTCCTCGCCTCGATCTCCGCGCTGGCTCTCCTCACGGCGACCCCGGCGTTGGCCCAGTCCGCCAGCGGCGGCCCACCCGCCACCTATGCCGACCAATACGGCCATCTTCAGACCGCCAGCGCCGCCCACGGCATCGGCCGCGAGAACGGCACGGGCGCGCAATGCCTGATGGGCTATGACGTCACCTGCGCCCAGCCGGTCTATATCGAGGCCGGCGGCTCCCTTGGCGTCTCCAACCTCCCCGCCACGGTCGATACCAACACCGGCCCAGCGTCAGCGAGCACCTTGCGCACCGCCCCGGCGACCAATACGACCTCCGCGCCGGTCTCCCCCGCCATCACCGGCCCCACCAGCACCCTGACGCTGCCGTCGACCACCACGGCCTATGCCGCCGGCAACCTGATCGCCAACTCGGCCACGGCCGGGTCTGTCGTGGTTCCCAGCTTCAACGTCTCCAACGCCGCCGGCGGCGCGGCGATCGCGCGGTTGCGGCTGTCGACGAACGACAACACCTCGACCGCCTGGCCCGGCGTCGGCGTCCAGGTCGATCTCTGGCTTGCCGCCCCCACCTTCACCAACGGCGATCGCGGCGCCTTCCTGCCGGCCACCGGCACAGCCAACCACCTCGGGTCCTTCACCTGCACGATGTCGGCGGAATATGGCGACGGGGCCTATGGGGAATGCTCGCCCTCGGTGGGCTCCTTCGCCCTGCCGAAGCTGGCCAGCGGGACCGCCATCTACTGGACGCTGCAGGCCACGACCGCCAGCGGCGTCACCGGCGCGTCCAAGGTGTGGACCCTGACCGCCGAGCTGTTGAACTGATGCGCTTCTTCGCCGCGCTTCTCTGCGTCATCGCCCTCACGCTGGGTCTGTCGGCCCCGGCGCATGCCGCCCCGCCGGCGGAAACCCTGCTGCTGCTCAGCGGCGGCAAGTGCGCCGGCGTCAGCCTGGATGTCGAGTTCGTCAAGGGCGGCGCCTGCCTCAACGGTCGCTACTACGGTTCGGCGACCCAGCTCCCCGGCTGGAGCTTCGCCCGCTCCTCGACCAAGACCGCGCTGGACGCCTCCGGGGTTCTGCACACCTTCACTTCGGGCGTCCCGGCGATCACCAACCTGGGACTGTCGGTCGAGCAGGCCGCCACCAACGGCGTATTGAGAAGCGGCGATCTTTCCAACGCGGCCTGGACCAGCATTTCCGCCACCGTCACCGGCAATGTCGGCGTCGCGCCGGACCTGACCACCACGGCGGCGCAGATCGTCTCCTCGGCCACGAATGGCGGCCAGTACCAGAACGTCGCCAGCTTCGTTGCTTCGGGCAGCGCCTACACCAGCCAGGGCGACCTGAAGACGGTGTCGGGCGGCCCGAACCTGATCTTCTTCGCGGCCGCCTCCAGCGTCGGCGCCGGCAGCGTCGCCCCGACCGTCACGATCAACGGCTCGACCTGCGCTTTTGTCTCCGCTTCGGCGTCGGTCTCCTCCGAAACCGTCACCCAGCTGGCCAACGGCTGGTGCCACGTCACCGCGACCTTCACCGCCGCCGCGACAGCCACCACCACGGTCGCCGCTGGCGCGGTGAACAGCGGGACCACCTTCCAGGCCTGGGGGATGCAGACCGAGGGAGGCCCCTTCGCGACCTCCTACATCCCGACGACGTCAGCGCAAGCGGCGCGCGCGGCGGATGTGGCCTCCATCGGGACCCCAATCGGCGCGACCGGCTCGTTTTTGGGGTGGGCATATGGGCCGAATGACAGCACTGCGTCAGGCCCCCGCGTTGCCGGCTATCTAGCCGCGGCGTCGGCCTACGCCACCGCCTCGCCTACCAACGTAGCGATTTTCAACTCGTCTGTCGGAAATCTGAGTTTGACGGTCGCCACATCGCCAACGGCGTTGATGAAAATTGCCGCGTCGTGGTCCCCAACTGGGCGGTCGCTTTCGGTAAATGGCTTGGCCGCCGTGTCAGACAGCGCGGCGATGCCCGCATCGACGGGGGTCATCATCGGCAGCCAAAACACCGGCGGCCAGTTCCTCAACAGCTTCGTCCAGAAGCTGGTGTTCTACCCTACGCACCAGAACCCGCAGGCGCTGAGCAGCAAATGATCCGCACCCTCGCCATCCTGTCCGCCCTCGCGCTACTCGCCGCCACGCCGGCCCAGGCCCAGACCATCAGATGGTCCCCCGGCGTCGACTGCCAGGCCAACGCCCTGGGTGAAGACTGCATCATCACCCCAAGCCTGATGCAGCCAGCCTTCGCCGCCTATCAGGTCGCCCCGCCGCTCAACCGGGTCTGGTCCGGA